CGAGCAGAAGTCCGCTCGTTTCCATATTGTTACCTATATAATATAGGCAAACGCCCAACTTCTTGATTTTCAATCAAAGTCCAATTTAGAGCGAGTTAGTAAAATTACCATAAGAATATAAAGGATTTCCAATATATGATACATTATATGCAGTAATAAGTGTATCTCCTTCATAAGGGTCAAAATATACATGCAAGTTAATATTCGTTGCTACAATAGAAGAACTACTACCAGCCTCTTTTTCTATAAGTGGAATACCTTCAACTCTAATACCTCCTTCTTGATTCTCTGCATCTTTTAAAGTTTGATATACTGTAACACCTAAGTTACTAAAATCATAACCAGTCAAAGTACTTGCTGCACGAACATATTTGCTTTCAGAAGCACAAGTAGAAACATCACCATTAGCATCCTGATATTGAGCAAGAATTGTATATGTCATTCCCTTTGGTGGATGAGAGGAAGAGAATGTGTAGTTGAAATTGCCCGACACTTCTAGAATACCAGCAAGCAACATAGGATTTCCATCGCCATTAAGCACATATTTACCTGCATAATCATTTCTTTGATTAGTAGTTTTATCTCTTATATTAATTATTGCTGTATCATAATCATAAGGTTTATCTTTGTCAGACTTTAAAGTATATTCCTTATATCCTACATAAACACTGTGTTGCAACGAAAAACTATTGAAGAAATAGTTATCTTCTACACCTCCAGTTGTGCATAGAAGAAGATAAACTCTTATAACATCACCAACATTACAACTAAAACCACAACCTCCCTCTGATATAGGAGCACCAGAACTAAACTTAACCAAAAACTGATAACCTTCATCATCGAGATTTGGATTAATAGGGTCTGGTTTAGAATAATAACTACCTATCTTCTTTGTTACATTATATAGATAAATAGCAGGATATACTTTACCACCTACAATTTGTGTAAGTATTAGAACTATATCGTATAATGATACACATTGATTAGGATAGTCTATATCACTTGTATTAGTAGCATATATACTAAATGTTGCAGTCTCTGATATGAAAAACTCATTAGTATTTGGATATGCTGGATAAATTGGTGGTTGAGCATCATCATAATAACCTGCAAAATCAGATAGACGATAAGGAGATTCATCACCTCCATAAGGTCTGTTGTATGTCCATTTTGCTTTATCACCATCAAAGTCTGAATTTCTAGATACTAAAGGAATAACTAAAGCTGCATCATTAACAGTGTTATTTCCTAACCACCAACCTAATCTCATACTAGGTGCAGTCCAACTTTTACCATCAGAATTTAAAGTATCAGTCACAAACTTCTTTCTAAGGTTTACTGGCTTGTACTTAGACCACATATTTATGTTGTGGTTCTTACATAGAGTAGCAATATCATTACTACTCTCATTAAGGACTTTCTTTACGTCCTCAATACTAACTGGAGCAGTTATAATTCCATTTACTATACTCATGCCTTAATTCTTTAAACAAGTTATACCACCAGTAGCTTCAATCTTGCCATTTACAACAAGATTTCCTTCTACATAAACATCACCAATAATAATACCAGAAGATATATATTTTATTACCTCCTTTGTTACTACTTTCTCTATTGTTATGTTGGCATTGAATACCTTTGCCAACCACTGAATAAATTTCTTCATAAGCTTTATATTTTATATATCTTACTTATAACACAGCCTTTTTCTTTGTCTTTCTTTCCTGTAAGGCTGATAGCTCTTGTGCTGATAGCGTTGCAAACACTCCTACACTAATTGCCTTCGACATATCTAATTTATAGGAACTGCCATTATAGTAAAAGACTACATCGACATTATTGTCTGTATCTCCAAGATGAAAACTAGCACCATCAAGTTCCATATTACCATTTTCATAACAAAGAAACTGAGGACTATATATCCAACCATCACTATCTATATGGCATTCGGCTTGTAAATATAAGTCTTCATAATTGTCATCATATATACTCCAATTCTTACCATTATAACTAAAAAGTAACGCAGCTTTAGTGTTATTTTTTGGATATATTTTAAAAGGAACATTATCATCTGCATAAATTATATTTTTTTTAGAAGTAACACTTTTAAACGTAAAGTCAACATTATTACTTGTAGTAGCACTATTACTTACACCAAGTGCAGTTATACCTCCAGTAGCATAAATATTTCCTTCTATTTTGAAAGCTTTATTAGCTGCATCCCAAGATATTCTTCCACCATTAGTTTCAGAACCAAAATGTATCTGGTTTGAATTAACATCAAAGACATCACTCTTGAAATCATAGTGCTTGCTCATATTGTCGGTATAAACCACCGTTCTATAGGCATCCAAATATATCTCTCCATCAGACGATTCTTTCAATCCATAACCAATATGGAGTGCATTGTTTGTGCGGTCAAGCATATTACCGTTGTTCATCCAAAGCTGAACAGAACCACCTCCTGCTGTACCCATATACAAGTTGCCACTGATGTTACCAGTTCCATCGAAGCTCTGTCCCCAAATGGTTCGTGAGTTTGCCAACTGCGTTGCTGTGTCAGCTTTTGTTGCATTATCTACCTTAATGCCTTTAACGGTACTTGCAAAATTTGTTATGTCAGCAGCCAAATGATTATGAGATTTAGCTGCATAAGTAGTAGAAGCTTCTGTCTTAGTTAGATAGCTACTTAAATCAACACTACCACCTGTACTAGACCCACCAGTAGCAGATAAAGTAATCTGTGAATGACTATCCCAAGTTACATTAAGTCCGCTACCAAAGATTATCTTGAAGTCAGATTCGCCATTCCATGTTTCTTCTGAACTATCTTGGTAGAAACGTAACTTACCACTAGTAGTACCACTAGAACCACTTCCACCATTAGCAGAAATCTTTATAACATTAGTATAATCCTTAACAACTGCTTGCAAAGTAACATTATCACCTTGCATAAATCCAATTTTATTTGCACTGCCTAGATCCACAGAGTCAAATTCGTTTCCTAAAGAATTAAACAATTTAATGGTATTTATTCTACTACTAGAACCACTTCCACCATCAGAAACTGAAATCTCATAACCTAAACCTACCTTTGATATAGAAAAACCATTTTTAAACTTTAAATATGCAGCAGAACTACCGTCATAAGTAATATAGTCATTATCCGATGAACCATTGTAGATGGTGAACGGATAGCGGGATGAAGATGAGCTACCACCACCAGTTGTAGTTCCTACTCCTAAAGCTGTTATTCCACCAGTGGCATATAAGTTTCCGTCAAAGCACAAGTCGCCATTCTCGTCAAGGTAAAGCTTCTTTTTGTTGACGGTCTCACCCTTCGAGGACATGAACTCTATCTCCGTGACTTTTGACATCGATCCCTGTATCGCCTTGGGTACGTCACCAGATAGGTCAAACTTTCTTCCCCACCAACTGTACTCAGAGAGGTCGATGCTTGTACCACCGCCTGTATTGCCACCACCATTGTTCACAACAGGAGTCTTCCATCCGAAAGATTGACCATCCCAATAGAGGTAGCCAGTTGATGTCGGCATATCCATCTTGTTCAGCTCCGTCACAAACGGATTCAACTTGATGGGTTTCCATGAATAGGTGGTGTCCTTCCACACACCTGCCTCGTCACACACGTAAACACTGCCATCGACTATCGCCCAATCGGTCACGGTAGGCGATGGCACTGCTTGCTTCAGCTCGTCAAGGGTTCTGTAATAATATCCCTTGTTGCGTCCTGTGCCGTTGTATGTGAAGAACTTGTATGAATCACCATTCGTCAAGGTCACGGTGATTTCATTCTTTCCACCATCCACGTTTGACGTGGAAGTCTGTGCGATGCTGCTCACGCCCACACCACGCTCACCTTGCACCACGCCAAAGCTTCTGTACTGACCGTTTCGAACCGTTCCGTTCGTACCAGTCCAAAGATAAAGCTCGCCATTGTAGAAATAGCCAAACCGTTTCTCCTCGTCCGTTGGGTTCAGAGGGAAATCGCTCTCGCTGACACAAGCCTTTGAAAACAATAAGTTTTGAACGGTTGAAAGCACCTCGTCCCAATAGGAATCACGGTTCTCGTTCACGCACCACGTCCCACGATCAGGATTCCACCAATGCTGCCATCCGTTAATATCCACATAGTCCCCATCGACACCTCCGTTCGGATATGCCCTGTTGACCTCATACAAGTTCCTGTACGTCCCCTTAAAATGCAAGGAGTTCTTATCCATATCAGCTAAAATTTGAAAGTTTACTAAATCGCTCAGCCAAATCGGCTTGCTGGTTACTGCCCAAGTAGATGCTCGCCGCACGGTATATCACGTTTTGGCGGCAAATGTCCAGGAGCGCAACGGTCAGTCTCGAATCATCGCCGACGGCCTCCACCTTAGCCTTCGGAATATATGTAAAGACTTCCACTAGATGGTCATAGACATTATCCACCGTACCAGAGACATGGCTGCTGTACCGCCCTGCCGTGAAGTACATCAGCACACGGTTGCCACCGCGCACGGTCAGGAATCCCCTTGGCTTCTGAGGCGTGCCACGCCCCCACCGTGTGGCTTGCATCCTAGCCTCCTGGCTCTGTATCGGCAACAACTCATACAAGCTCTGCTGCCAACTTCTCAGCCTCAACTCATATAGGCGCAAGAAGTCCTCGGGAACGATGAGATAGCCATGTCCATCGGTGTATTTGTACTGGATTGACGTGTAATCTTGCTCCACGCCCGACACGGATGCCTTCACATGCTGTGGAATAAGAAAATCAGCTGGAGCCTCAACAAGCAACATGTTAGCCGCCGACTCCAGGCACTGACGGATGATGACATCAGTGTCATCCACGATGAGGTCATTCATGTCATCATGGCTTATCTCACTGATGGCCTTCCGCACCTCTAAAACTAGTTCGCTCATCAACGCTTCCATATACATTATTATATTATAAATGTTAGAAATCCATCTCCACGCCGTTTTTCTTCGCCTCGTCCTTCACGCTCTGGGGGCTTTTCAGCTTTCTCGTATCTACGCCAAAGGTCTTGGCAAGATAGTTCTTAGCCTTGGTGATATTCTCGAAGTGAAGGGCGTTCTCGTTCGTCACATGCTCTTCTTCATGCTTCTGCACCTGCACCTCTTCGGGCTGACTCTCATCAATGATACGCCCAGCCTTCGTTAGCGGATGCTTTCTAGTGCAGTCTGCCACCTGTTTATTGTCCGTGAGGTATGAATAAGCATTGTTACTGCACCGTTCAAACTCCACGCTCTTGATAAGTCCGCTAGGCAGAGTCACCACAAAGATGAGCATACTGTTTGCTACAAATCTATACATATCTTTTGTGTTTATGGATGAAGGGATAGCGAGACCATTACAGCCTCAACTATCCCCGATTTTTGATATATGTTAGAAAACTATCAGCTCCATTTGCTTTGATTAAGCAGCCTCATGAATCTGCTCATCGGTCACACCGTCTTCGGTGAAGGTTGGACGAGATACACGTGCATGGGCATCAGGGAATGTCAGAACCCAGCAACTATACTCTTCCATCACCACACCTGCAGTGTTGCGAATCAGGAGATCCTTAGCGTTGAACTCGTTTCGTGACCATGTACCGAATACATATTTGTCAAGATAACGAGCATCCAGGCAGAAGGCTCTACCATCCATACCCCAGGAGTTAAAAGCATCATGGCGATAGATGAGAATCTTAGTTCCCATGCTCTCAAACTTCTCGAAGTCAAGTTTCCATCCCTGGTAGTCCTTTTCGGTCTGTGTAATGATACGCTTGTTAGAACGAAGATTAGCAAATGCCTGATAAATCAGGTTGTCAACGAAGAGCAACTTTGTACGGCTGGAGTTACCAGCACCCTTCAACATTGATGCAATAAACTGGGTCAACTCCTTCTCGCTAATCACATACTCATATACCTGCTTTACCTCTTCCTTTGTTCCAGAAGTCCCATCAGGTACGGTCACTTTTACGGTTACAGGAACAAGAGTACCATCAGCCTGCTTACGCATCTTTGGCTCCCAGTGTCCAATCTGCAAATCCTTACCTGCTTCCCAGAAGATGCCACCCATCGTGTAAACAAGACCTACATCCTTGCCACCATTCGACATAGAGCGATAACCAAACAGTCCGCTCAATTCCTGACCCTGTCGCATATCGTCCATAGCCATCTTCTCCTGGCGTGTGAAGTCCCACTGTACCTGGGTCTTGCTCATACGGTCGATAAGAGACTCCTCCACCTGCATGATGAATCGCTGGCAATACTGGAAGCTCTTATCAGGCATAGAGTAGTAGCTACCTGTCTCTACCTCTTTTTCACCAGCAGCTCGTCCCAGTCGCATTACAACAGTACCTACAGCAATATCCTCTGGAAGGTCTCTGTTTCCGCGTGCATTGTTCTTCTTACCGTTCAGCGCATAGCATGTAGGGTTTCCGTCATTGTCTACCTCAGTTACACGCAACTGCAAAGGAATCATTTCGCTTCGGTCAGTACCATTGTCCTTAAAGCCCAGATAGCTGTTCACCATGATAATGTCGCCTACACCGAATACGGTAGGGTTCTCCACCTTCAAGGTTACAGAACCACCATTTGTGGTTTTATTAACCTTTTCCGTCAATTTTGTTTTGATTGGTCGCTGACCGATGGAATAATACTCGATGCGGTTACTGTCCACAGGAGTCATTCGCTTCGAGGCTCGAAGAATCTGGTCGATTGGGCAACTCTCCAGCTTCATTTCCACCACGGTAGGGTTCACATGAGCCACATAGTAGTCCCAGTTGTTCATCTTCTCCTGCTGCTCTTGGCTACCACCCTGCCACTTTGGACCCGTGCCACCAACACCTGGCCCATCAGTTGGACCTGTAGGGCCACCGCCACCTTCACCTGCTGGAATATTAGGAGGAGTTTCTGCCATAGCATAAGAGCTGCCACCACTCAGAATCATGACGAAAATCGCCATCATGAATCCAAACCATTTCTTAAACTGTTTCATAATCTGTTAATTTTTAAACTATTAATTATTAATTATAAATTCTTAATTGATAAGAGCTACATTCCAACCATCTTGCTGTACACCTGTTCAGTACGGCTCTTCTCCTTTGGAAGAGAAGGAGCACCACCGCCACCATTGATGTTGATGTTCCGCTTGCCACCCTGTTTTCCATCGTGAAGCTGCCTCTGCTGGTCTATTTTCTCGTTCTTGCCACGCTTATAGCCTCGCTCCTCAGCATCAGTAACAGCCTTGTCAAAGTCCTTGATCTGGAAGAGGCGCAAGAAGTCTGCCTTCTTCAAGTCATACCGGACAGCTCTCCATACGAATCCATCATCATCGTGGTCTTCGCCATCCTCGCTACGCTTGTACATCCATTCTATCAGGTCATTGATAGACTCAGGCTTAATCTTGGCTTCCTTCATGGCTTCATCAAGCTCCTTATCCTCTTGCTCCATGTTGGCTGCAAGTTTCTCCTTGCCCTTGGCTAGCTTCTCACTCGCATCGAGCTTTTCCTTCTCGCTAGCCTTCAAGCGTTTCCTTGCCTCCTCGTCACCATTGATAGCTTCGATGTAGTCCTGACCCAGCTCGTCTATCAAGTAGTCGATAAGGTTAAAGTCGCCACCATCAGCATTTTTCTTGGTCACAAGACCTGTCACCAACCCAGGAGCATGAGGATTTTCTTTCAGCATATTGTTGAAGTCGTCCATCTTTTTCTTGCTTTGGTCGTACTGGTCGTAATCGGTCGCAATTTGGTTAAAAACAGCCTCATCATCGTCCATATTCAGGTCGGGATAACGCTGCGCAAGACGCTCTCTGAAAGAATCTCGCTTCGATTTAACATTCTGATTATCAATCGTTTCTTTTGCCATAAACGTTCATTTTTAATATTTGTGTGCTAAATTAAGCAAAATTTCGCATTACTTTGTGATAAGTTCTGCATCTTGATGAATTAATTTTGTTGCATGAAACATCTAAATTCCATATCCGAAATTTACCTTAAAAGAGACCAAGAAATGTATCTGCTCTTTCGCAAGGCCAAGAGGATGGTAGAATATCCTACCACCATGGCTAAGATATGCGATTACATCGCCAAGATGCCTGCCTCTTGCTATTATCTTGCCGATAGCACAGCCTATCGGTATGTATGTAAACGCATCAAGGGGGATAAGCCTAAATTCGGCAAATACCAAGCCCAGAAAGAAAAACTCTTTGAAGATTTCTATCAGGATTTCTTGCGTCTCCGGCAAATGGATCAATACAAGGAGTACAATACCAAAAATCTTGTGTATGTATGCCTGAATCTTCCTGCGCCCAATTTGGGTATGGCTCCACGCTACATACAGATGAAAATAAACAATTATTTCCGCAATAAGAAAACATCATTCATAACTCGATAAATCACTTCCATTATGCGTACATTATATATTACACTTCTCATCATCCTCCTGATGGCTTTCATCATTCCGCTTCATGCCTCGCTGGCTGTGTCTCCATCATCGCCATTATACACCCATTTCGCCTATATGTTCGGTCATGCCAACTTTATACACTGGGGTATCAACGGCTGGTGCATATTGATGGTTCATCATCAGTTCCGCTTCCATCGCCTACTGGCTGCCTGGCTCTGTTCCGTGTTGTTGTCGTTCATATACTATCCGGCATTACCTGTATTGGGTGCTTCCGTATTGATTTCTTTCTTCATGGGATTCTCTGCGCAATGGTATTATCGGTATCACCGCATCTACTTCTGGCAGATGATGCTCGGTATGGCTATAGGTTTCCTTCTCCCTTACATAGCTGGTATCTTCCACATAGTCCTATTCTGTTTAGGTTTCATTTATGCTAAGGCAGAGAGATTTATCCGACATGCCAACACACTTAACATTTGACATTCAACACTGAACATTATTATATATAACGAATGCCAGTAGCAAAATCCTCCTTAAAGGTTCGACCTCAGCAGCAGATTTCTGATAAGAAGCTCAAAGAGATTCTTGAAGAAGATAAGAGAAGACTCCAAAGTCTCCTCGCTAGTTATCGTCCCATTACTGGAGAGAATGCCCCTGGACTTCGATTCGAATGCATCATTACAGATTTCTTGAATGGAAAGAAACTCTGGCTCCCGGTAGAAATGTTGAAGGAAAAGAAGTTCTGCGCCATCATCAAATGTGGTTCTATAGAGGCCTTTTGCGATAAGTACATGCCAGACTTCGACCAAGAGAAGGCTCGCGATGCTGTCTTCCGCTATCTCATACGCCTGCGCTGTAAGCACGATTTCTATTTCTTCGCCTATGCCTATGCCCGAATCAAGAATAAGGATGGTGGTGAGGATATACCTTTTCTCCTCAACCATGGACAGATTGGTCTCGTAAAGGATTTTGAAAGACAACGCCTTCATGGAGATTTAGGCTCTATCCTGATCATTCTCCTTAAATGTCGCCAGTGGGGTGGATCTACTGCTACAGATGTATATATGGGATGGATTCAGATATTCTGGATGACCAACTGGAATAGTAACATCATTGGTCACCAGTCATCATCTGCCACCCAGGTGTTCGATATGTACGAGAAATTGATGAATGCCATTCCTACATGGCTGTTCTATGATATTGGAATACCTTTTAAAGAGGATTCACGCAAACTCAAAACATCAAGCACACAGAATAACATCAAGTATCTCATACCACGCGATTGCAAGATACAGACTGGTTCCGCTCGTAACCCAGAATCATGCCGTTCTGCCGATGCAGCCATGGCACATATCACAGAGGAAGCCTTCTTCCCGAATACTACCGAGTGGACTCCCCAGAAGGTTATCAACGCTGCGGTTTCTTCTATCCGTGTCACCGTGCCATTAACATTCATCGTCCGAGAGTCAACACCAAACGGACGTGAGAATGAGTTCCATGATGAATGGGTCCGTGCCAACTCTTTCGATAAGGATGGAAAACGCCTCTCTATCTACACTCCATACTTCGTGCCATGGTTCGATATTGAGAAGTATATCCTTCCTTTCAAGACAGAGCAAGAGAAAATAGACTTTGTTATCTGGTTATACAAGAATCGTGAAGATGAGCAATATCATGGCTCTTACTTCTGGTGGCTTTGGGAAATCAAGGGTGCTACGCTCGAAGGAATCCATTGGTATGTGAACGAGTGCAAGAAGTATAATGATTTAGACGGTATGCGCCAGGAATACCCTTCTGATGATGTAGAGGCCTTCCTCTTCTCTGGTACTACAGTCTTCGACCCATACAAGTTGAAGGAAATGGAAGAGGACTGCAAGGGTATTGAGCCTATCATGGTGGGCGACATCGAAGGTGACTCCTATGATGCTGCCGATGATGCTTGCATGAATAATATCCGTTTTGTTGAGCGTTCCGGTGGACCTCTTAAGGTATGGGCTGGACCCGACAACTCCGAGATTGTCAAGCATCGTTACATTGTAGCCTGCGATATTGGTGGATCACATAAAACCTCCGACTTCTCAGATATAGTAGTCTTCGACCGTTACGATGAAATCTACGGTGGCGTTCCTGAGCTGGTAGCCGAATGGCATGGCCACTGCGATGCCGATCAGTTAGCCATGCGATGCGCCCAGATAGCCCATTTCTATAATGATGCTTATCTGGTCATTGAGAACAATACCGCTTACTCTCGCATGAACAATACCGAGGGCAACCAGTCAGAGCTGTTCTTCCCTATCCTCCTCCCACTCTACGACAACCTGTATAGTGCTTCCCAGTCCAAGTTGAAGAAGGTGAAGAATATAGAGATGAAATGGGGATTCAACACCAACAAGAACACCAAGGTGGCAGTAGTAAAGACGATGGCAAGAATCATCCGTGATGGTGGTTATATGGAGCGAGAACTAGCAGCCATAGATGAATGCACCTATTTCCTCTATTACAAGCAAAACGACTGCTACGGTGCCATAGCCGGAAAGCATGATGACCGAGTGATGGCTAGAGCCATTGCCCTCTACGTAGAAAAGGACATGCCTGCCCCGGAAATCATCCCATTCCGCTCAAAGTCCGATATAGAGCGAGAACGCCTCCGCAACCGCCCACCTGTAGTAGCCGAGCTGTCAGGCATAGGTGGTGGCAGCTAGCCCTCTCTCTGAGCCACCGTTCCAGGCGATTCCATCGCCTGTCCATATAAGTTAACAATTAAAAGTAAAAAGAAAAATGAAACAAAGTTATTCAAACCTGCTGCGTAAGATGCTGATAGCCATCTACCAGCCAGTAATCACTCGTATCGAGCTTTTCCGCTCAACTCGCATGTGGCAGAAAGGCGTAAAAGCCACCCTAGCCAAGTACCAGGAAGGAGGCGCTCCACGCTTCTACATGCTCTACGACCAGTCCCACAAGGATTGGGCTATCATGACCTACGACCCCAACCGCAAGCAGCTCCTTGCCTACCGTCGCCTAGTCCAGCTCGGTAAATGGAAGGCAACACGCTACTTCCATAACGTGGAAGACATCAAGGATGCCTCCTACTACTACACCCCATCCAAGTGGGGAGCAATCGGCTGCGATGCCGACAACAAGGTCAGAACAAAGAAATTGAAGCAATGGCAAGAGTATTACATGTATCGTGTTTCCGTCCCGATGGAAAAGCTACGCTCCTACAAGAAGAAACATGGAATCTCTTAAGCCCACACAAAAAAAGGAAGAGAAAGCCATCACGGTTTCCTCTTCCTCAACCTTTTTACCTTTAAACTAAAAAACTTAAAGTCTATATACAACGTTATCATTTTTATGTAGCTGTAGATGCCGATGGCAAAGCAGCCAAATCATTTGTACCACCGTTTCCATCTTTCAGATGTGCTGCTGGCGTACCAGTCTGCTGTTGCCCTGCTCCAGCAATAGGCATTTCGCCATTTGCTTGCTGCTGCGCTTGCATGGCTTCTAGCTTCTCCAACTGCTCCTTGAAGTACTTCTTCATTCTGTTCGTACCAGGGAATTGTCCTACGGTCAGCATCGTATATGGGTCCATCTTACCGCTGGTCATGAAGTTCCAAGCCATATCGTTGTTGATGGCTCTGATGACAGGGCTGTAAGCATCCAGGTCGATGGCTACGTCCAGATCCATATCCCTCATGGTCTCCGGATTGAAATGTATCTCGAAGTCATCCCCGGTCAGTTTCACGCTGTCCGCTGCGGTACAAAATTCCTGTATCAGGTAAAGTTTCTTCTTGGCCACACGTACCTTAAAGTTGTTGAAACTCTCAACAAAGTCCTGTATGGTGGTAGATGATGATTCTCTTTCCAACTGATATTGCTTACCGCTGGTATTCCGGTGCTGTCCTTGAAGAGCACCCTGCACACCACTTCCCTCGCTTGCCATCGTCTTGGCAAAGTTCACCATGAAGTCAACACCTGCCGGAATACTCTTGTTGACCAGTGTCTGAGGTGGTTTACCTCCATTCTTGGAGTTCCATAAGATAAGACCATCTGTCTTGGTATAGTTCACCTGCATTTCATCAATGCTCTGTTTCTCGCTCAATGCGTTCTCGTCAACAAGCATCGTTCCCTTGGCACCATTCGCTACAATGAAGTTGATCATCATCATATAATGGTTCAAGGTGCGCTGATTGTTTTCAGCTCGCATCGTAAAACTTCTTACTTCGCCATTCAAGCATGGATAGGCAACGAAGGTGTATGGATGGATAGAGGTTCTGAATCCGTCCCTGAGCACATAGTATGGTGATTCCCTGGCATCCAGCAGATAGCCATTCGGTGTGATATATCTTCTGAACCAGTATGTTTCAGCCTCATCCTTAATTTCGATGGTCTTAAGTTCAGAAGGGTCTACATAGTAGATAGGCTCACCATTCTCATCGAGCACAGGTAGGCCATTTTCATCTTTCATGATGTTGGATTCCTCTATCTTGCGCTTCTTTTCCTCATAGAAGGCTCGCTGGTCAGGAGCAGCATAGCCGCAATCTCCACTCTCCCAGTCATGTACCCAAATAGCTGGTCTGGTTTCTTTTGTCCAGATTTCCAATACCCGGTACTTGCCTACTACTGAAGAATGGGTGAAATCATCTATTCCGGCATACTGGGCTTCACCAGTCGGGTGATAAGTCTGTTCGGGCGCAAAATGGTGCTGCGTCTGTAGATAGATCTCACTGAGTTTATTAGCCTCTTCCTTGCTTCCATTTGTAAATGTAGCAATAATCTCTCGCCAAGTCAAATCATGAGCCTCAGCAATAAATTCAACATCGCTCAGGTCATACTTAAAGAAAGGTGGTAAAGCTAGCTTAAAGATGTCTACAGAATAGTCAAAGATGCCATTCTTACCATCCCTCCTGCCATAATAGGTTTTCATGCCTATAAAGGCAAAGCAGCAGAAGGCGTAAAACATTCTTGCATCTAACTCTTGCCTGTCGTTCAAGTTGTCGTTCTGACGAAGATATTCATTGAAGAAACTGATATAGTCCTCCTCGTTCGGATCTACGGCACTGCAAGAGGCTGTACTGCGTTGCTGGCGCACAAGTCCTACGAGAGATAGCAACTTGTCGCCTATCACGTCATATTCCAGTATAGGCATACCTTTCATTTCCATGTACTGCCGGATGGTAATTTTTCTTCCGTTCCATTCTATCAGCTCTTCCAACTGTCTTCCCATCACGAAGTCCTGTGCTCGCTTCCACTTCTTTCTCAGCTCTGCGCCATCATAGAAGTATTGGCAAGCCCATTCTATCAGCCGAAGGTTGCTGTCTGTCTGGGCAAACCGCTCCCGGCTCACTCCTTCAAGTGAGTCTGGTCCCGGCTCTGCATAGTTCGATATGTCATTTATTACATGATTGTCAACCATAATTCTTAATTTTTCGCCAAAAATACCGCATTTTTCTCGCTTATTAGTGATAAGTTGCGCAACTTAACATTACTTTCTCATATTTTCTCCTTATTTTTGTTCCGCATTTCAATTTAAAACGTTTTAAATCATGGGTAAATCAATCAATGTACATGAAACTTGCATCATTACTAAAGATGATAAAGGCAACTTATCTCTGGTAGGAAAGGCAAAAGAAGCCCTTACCTCCTTAGATAAGCACAAGGTTGCTATCCACATCAAACTCTGCGATAGCAAAAAAGATGATGTAGAAAAGTTCCTTCAGGAAAATAATGTTCCTTTTACCTCTATCACCGCAAAGGGTGAATCACCAGAAGGTAAAGATGAAAAGAGCGAGAAGAAGAATGATTCTACAGTTACCGTTGTCCCTAGATCCAAGTTCGTCACGCTCGATGGCGATTGGTCTTGGTGTTTGGATAGCATTGTCCAACGTCTCTGGGGCGAAAAAAAGAAGGAGAATCCGAAGAGTGAGCAGCAGCGCATGGATGACAGCATGGCTGATTACATACGCTGGGCATCACCAAAGAAAAAGGAACCAGAGAATGCATCTGGTACTTCTCTCGGATAACATAGCTCCAACATCTTCAATTTTCAAAATACGATCTTAATCTTTTTTTAAAAAATAAAATTTATTTGGAATTTAGAATTTTACGACTATCAAAAAGGGACTCGCTGTGAAGCAAGTCCCTTTTTCTGTTTGTAGAAATATAGAACATTTCCTAAAGTGAAGTAGCCCGAAGGCTACTCCATTCCGTTCAGCTTTTCAAGCAGCTCCTTTCTGGTATTCCGAATCTCTACCAGTTTGGCAGCATCGTTTGTACCATCCATTTGCTTCTTAGCCTTATTCATCTTTCTTCTTGCAGCAGAGATAGCCTTTCTAACCGCAAACAGCCGTTTGTTGGTCTTGCTGTTCTTAAAGGCATTTGCCTTCGCCTTATCAACATCCTTCAAGCGTTGATACTCCTGATAAGTCTCCATGGTTCCGTTCCAGACGTTCTGTATTCTCCAGTCCTCCGTCACGTCCTCAGCCTTAGCCTTCATCAGGTACTTGCTTTCAGCCTTCTCCATTTCCTTCAAGTCTTCATCACCATTCAGATAGCCCTGCACCATATCCAGAGCCTCCTTCTGGGTGAAAGCCTTGTAATCACTTTGCGAGAGGAATTTCTTCATCTTCTGGCGCATCTTCTTCTTTTCCGTGATACTCTTGGCAGCATCAAAGCGCTGGCAAGCCACATGCAGCGAAGTCACGCCATCATTCATTTCTGCACTCTCCAGTGCCTTCACACTGCCGATGGCAGCCTTAATCTGAGCCTCAGCATCAATACCATTGCGCTGACAGCTCTGATAGGCCATCACCACGCCCTCCATGTCACCGCTAAGGATAAAATCCTTGAAGTAGCTCTGAGCCTTCCATGGAGAGAATCCCTTCGATGATGGGAAGAAGAAATCCACAGCCTTGAACTCCTTATTCTCCTGACTCGGAATAAGGAAAGGCGCCCAGTACAAAGCATCCTTGTAAAGCAGTCCGATGGTCTTGCCATACTTGCGCTGAATCTCCTGATCCGCATGGCTGGCTTGAAAATCGCTCAGATAGTTTATATCGTCCAAGGTCATTCTCACCATAGGGTTAGCCTTACCTATCATTCGCTGTACCATAGGTCCAGGGAACTCTAGTTCTCCCTTATGGTTAAATAGGTATTCAGGAACCTCACGGAACTGCTTACCATGTCTCACATACATTTCTGTACCATCTTCATATCTGCCTAAGAAGATCTTGCTCTGCTGGCCAAGGCTGTTGCCTCGCATCAGATAGTCATACCACTTCATACCATCAGGATAAGCAAGTTCATACATGCTCTTATAGCTTGGGTTGGTCTTCCGGATCTCCTCTGCCTTCTTGCGCTCCTTCTCCTCATCAAGGGCACGGAAGGCTGCATTAATGCCATTCGCAAAAGCCTCATAGAACACCATGAATCCGATGCCATAACAGAGCAGAGCAGAAATCTGTCTGCTCCTTCTGCCCTCATCCTCCGGCATAAGCTCCTTATGCCACAGTCTTTGGTAGTACTGCTTGAAGTTTTCAAAGGTAGCCTCATTCCAGATAGAACCAAATCCGGTTAATGCCAGGAAGTGGCGAGTGGTAGAAGCATTCCAGTCTGGTGAAAGAAGAACTCGTCCGGCATAGCGCAAGGTTCGATGGCTGGCACCCAATACATCCCAGTGCTGACCACCAAACATATCGTTCACAAACTGACCGTCCTCGTCCAAAGCCCGGCTCAGTTCCTCAGCACTCCATCCCTTCTTCTTGGCACGTTCCTTAGTCTTGTCTGCCCTCATCCGGTAGGTCGCAAGTTTCAGTCCGTCATGAAGGAAATCCCACAAAGCTCTATCCATGCCCTTGTTGATGAGCGAAAGCATCTGCGTTGCCACCTTCAATGGCATAGTAGCCAAAGCCACCGTTCCGGAAATTTTATTTCCGTCCTTCAACTTCTCCTGCACCTTCATCATTGCATCGCGCATATTGTCGAACATGTTCTGTACGTCTGCAGCTGCATAGTCGTTGGTCGCTCCAAACTTCACCAAGTGGGTAGCAGCCTCCTGAAAATCCTGCGGATTGGCAAAGCAAGGCAGTTCATGGTTCTTGGCAGTATCAGCAAAAATATACTTCATAAAGTTGGCCATAGCCTTCTTAGGACCAAACTCCACCATGTTCTGCACCATATAAACCTCCGTCAAGGCTCCGGCATGGAAACCGCTAAAGCCCAGCTCCAGTTTCTTCGCACTCGAAGCAAGCGTATCAAAAGCCTTCCAGAAAGGCGAAGACTGATAAGTCTCGAATACAACCCCGAATCTGTCCCCGGCACTAGCCTCGCTATAAAGCACTTTCTCCTTACCTGTGATAGGATTCTTCACCTTCACCTGCTTAGGCGATACATTATATACCCAAACTGGTCCCACACCTGGAATCTCAAAGTACTGATACTGCTCCAGGTTAAAAGGAGGCGTAGAAGAAAGCAGTGGGTCAGAAGAAATGATTTCTCTGTCCTCATTCCGCTCTATCACGTTCAATCCGCTCAACTCCTGCAGCATCGTCTTGTTAACCCAAGCCTCGATATTGCTTCTGCTGTAGTAAGCCATCATCTTCGTGATGTCGGTAGTCTTAGGTACAAGTCCCACGCTGATACCCTCCATCAGGGTACTGATGGTTCTCGGCTTCTCGTTAGGGCTTTTTGTGCGCTGTCTGTTCTCCACATACATCGCATAAGCCTGCTTGTCGCTCTTCTCTTTATCCCAGATATGGTTTACATAGTCGGCATTATATCCGGTGTCCTCTCTTAAGGTGTGATTATCCTTCAACCAGTCGTAGGTATAGTTATACCAGTCTCTGATAGAATCAATGGAAGCCTTCATTTCAGGCGAGAGATTCTTGTAATCGATACCCTCAGGCACAATCTGCTGCTTCACCAGTGGCAATACATGCTCGCTCAGAATATCTGAACCATCAATAGGTACAAAACCTTCCTCACCCTGATGATTGGCATTGATGGCCTGTGCCATCTTGCTGGCCACCTCACCCACAGCCTGCGGATCATCATATACCTCCACTTCCTTGCCATCTTTCAGTTCGGTATGCCTCTTTCCAGTCTGAGCAATCAAGTCTGCCACGAAAGGCTGGATAGCCTCTACATCAGCAGGCTGGATATGGATATGTCCCTTGTCAAAAGCACCAGTGGCATTCAAATCATTCGCCAGGTCACGCAAACGTCTAGGAGCCTCTATTATATAAGGTATAGCCTCAGCCAGCTTTTCTGCCCGGTTCGGCTTGCCCTTGTAGTCAGAAAGCAACTTATCAAAAGCACCGCTATCAGCCATCTTCTCGATTCTGTTCTTCACATCATTGATATAGATGGCATCGTCTGCACTAGCCTCCTCCATATTCTTTCTACGATGGATAACGGCATGCTTAACGGTCTTTGATGCACCTTCCTTGCTCACGTCCGTACTGGTCACCTCGGCCAAGTCCTGCATCACCTGCTGCTCCAGTGCATCAGCCTTCGGATTGGTCTCTGCCGGATAAATCTTACCCTCATACAAGTCCAAATCTGCTTGCTGCTGCTCCAGAAGCTCATGTCTGGCCAACCAGTCCTCATACTTGCGTTTCACCTCCTCCTGCTTTTTCTTTTCGTAGGCAAACATATCAGGCATAGGGTCTTCCTGGTCCTTCATGGCTTCCTTCCATTTCTCATATTCGTGAATACGAGTCATGTAGGCGCCATCCTCTTCGCCTTCCATACGGATAGGCATCCCCATAGGTTCCTCGCCTGCAAGATGGTGTCGCTCACGCCAGTCCTTATTAAGCTGTGCCCATTCCTTCTTGCCTGCCTCATCCTTGTCGATGTCATAGAACATAGGAGGCTCAGGGTCATTCTCATCCTCGCGTGCATTCTGCCATTTGCGCCACTCCTGTACACGTTTCATGTATTGAATTGTGCTTTCGCCCTTCTTCTGGCGTGGTTTGCCCTTGCCTGCACCATCAGATAGCGCATCCTTGATTTCAGCATTGTTAGCCTGCTTCATCATGGCTTCCTGCTTCTCCTTAGGCATATTGTCCCATACATGGAGAGCCTTTCCAGCCTTCATCAGGTAGTATCTCAAATCCTTATCATTGAGAAGTCCAGGCACACGAATACCCAGTTTCTTCAAAAATCGGATAAGGTAATGCTTAATCTTAGTCCAAAGAGTAAAGTCCTCAGCAGTCTTAGGACCCTCCTCAGCCAAATGAGCGATATACTCCTGCGTTCCAATATTCATGCGGTCAGGGTTCTTCCAGTCCGGATCATACTCATTTGCAATCTCCAGAATCTTGCCGCGAGTGCTTGCTGCGACAGAATTATAAACGAAATTAGCGAATTTTCTCACCTCATCTTCGCCACCCAGCAGCACTTCCATACCCTCATGGCCTATCTTTTCATGAAGCACCGTTCTCTCCGCCTCGCTCGCATCAGCACAGTTAGGCAGATAAACATGCACCGTATGAGTCTCCGGATCATACCATCCGGTAGCCCCATTCTTCACTTCACTCAGATAAGCATCCGGAACCTCATCCACAGAAGTGTAAACCGTAGCCTCAGCACCACCCAGTTTGTTGGCAGTGTTCACCACCTGGTCACTCACCTGTTTCTGCTTGTCAGCATCCCAGTTATTCTTAAAGATAGAGCTGCCAAGTCGTGCCAGCACATTTCTGCCCGATAAGTCATCCTTATTCAGCAGAGGAGCAATCACGCCCTTGGTCAACTGCACTGGAATACCATTGCCAATGATGGTATGCGCCAAAGATTCCGTCTTAGGCAACAGATAGTCATCGCCCAGTCCGGTTATTCTAGCCAATACCCTGCCATCAGCACGCAACACCTTTCCACCCGGCATGATAATCACGTCTCCGCTCTTGGTTCTCAGCGTAGGCAGAATCTCATCCCCATAGGCATGAGGAATCTTTCCGTCTGCATAGGCACTGCCCATCACGTAAAGAGGCTTCTCCACCTTCTGCCAGTCTATACCGTCAGCCTTCAATCTGGTGTCCATCCATGGAGCCACACCGCTTTCCTTCACCGTCAGAGTAGGAAGAATATCCTCCACAGCCTCTAACCATCCACCCTTGCGTGGTTGCTTTTTAGGCTTCTCCGGCAGTTCTCCGTCCTTCACGGCTCTCACTATCAGTCGCTCCCTATTGGTATAGCCACCAAAATCTGCGGCATTATATACGTCAGCATCCCATGTGTAGCCGTTCTTATCCAGTGCCTGGGTGATAATCTTCATCGCCTCAGAGTCCTTGTAGCCCTTCACGTTCTCGATAGTCACCACTCGCGGTTTCACGGCATCAATGAAGTCGGCAGTACTCTTGGCAGTCTCCTTGTCAAGTTCCACCTCTCCACTATTACTTTTGGCCTGCGAATAGTTCTTGCATACAGGCGAAGCATGGAAATACTCCACCTCACCATCAATATGCTTCACCAGTTCCTTTGGATCCACGTCTCTCACGTCAGCCGTCACGATATGCTGCCCGAAGTTATTGCGATACACACCGCTTATCTTCCGGTCATATTCCACGGCCACCACTGGGTCAATAATGCCCTTAAGTCCTTCCTCAACCAGTCCGCCACCGCTAAAGTAGGTACCAGCCTTCATCAGCGAATCAGGGTGCTTCTTCAACTTCTGCTCCACGATAGGCGATTGCGCATTTTTACCATACACTTTGGAATAATGCACACCATCATTCTCGCCTCCTACAATTCTTCCTCTGTTATCGGTCTCCACAAACGGCACACCTCGTTTCTCTAACTCTTTTCTCAGACTTGGAGTAACCACATTCGAAGGCATAGTGATATTCTTGCCCTTGAACATATCATTGACGATAACATCAGCCACCTCGCTGTCAGGCACAATACGCACAGGCTTATCCCAACGAGAAAGCACCACTTTGCGCTTGCCTGTCAGCTGTCCTTGGATGATACCTGCCTTCCACTCTACTTCACCCACGGCATCCTTGGCTTTATCAGCCTTGTAGCCACTGGTCAGCTCGCTCTTTGGCACCTCAACCTCTACGGTTACGATATTAGGGCGATTCTGAGCCTCACTAAACTGGTCATTCAGTGGAGTGCGAGAAGTATGAAGGTAAGGATTGTAAGCTGCCTTAAGCGACTTACCATTGCCCTTGTTAAGAGTAAACATACCCTTATCATCAGCAAGCTCTGGTCGCTCGTCAGCCTGTTCCCACTTACCGAGTTCGATAGGTTCCACAAACTTGCCCTTCACCTTTGCAGCCATCGGTGGATAGAGTTTTCCATCCTCGCCTACCTGCATGGCACGATAAACCTTCACCGTATCTTCCTTATTCAGCTTCTTGATGGTCTCAGGGTCTTTCACGATGCTATAGCTAGCATCATTCCCATTCATCACGATCTGCTCGTCACGGTTCACGTCCTCAGTCTCCTCAGCCAATGAGTTTCTGCGCTCCTCATCAGTCATACCCAAACGCTTCTCCACATTTCTCGATTCTACCTCACCTGCCAACTTTAGGTATTCTTTGTAAGAATCAAAGTCAGAGCGTGTACTTTCATTCAGGCGAAAACGTTTGATGGCATCATCCATACTTCTATCTGCATAGCCACGTGCAAAGTAATTGAAACCCTTAATACGTGTCTCTTTATCAGGAAGTTCATCAGACATATCTAAATCCTTATATTCCTCAACAAGGGCTTTTTCTACCTCCGATTGATTATACTCACCTCCCATTTCCTTGGCCTTTTCTTCCAATTCATGAGCATAAGCACGTGCCTTCCACTCGTCTTGCGCTTCCTTAAATTCTTTTTCCATTTGTTCTGGTGATCCTCCTTTGCCAAAGCCCTCTATATACTGGATAGCATGCTGAATCTCGTGATTCAAAATACTATTCATATATTTCAGCTCATCAGCATGAATGGTAATGGTGTTGGTCTTTGCATTATATACACCATTTGAAGGCATATCGTTCATAATGGCATCCGTATCAATACGCACATCCTTCAACTGAGGATAAGCCTCAAAGAGTCCAGGCGCATCAATGACATCAGTAAGTTTACCATCATTCCAAAGCATATCATCTTCAAAACGCTTAACAATATTTCCACCGCCAATATCCTTCATATCCTTGATCTTGGCATCCGGCATTTCATATCTCCACTTGCCATCAGCACCACGTTCCCATCCGGTAGCCAGTTTGATAGCCTTGGCATCCTTCTTGCCTCGCTCCATCTTCTCTGCCACCTTCAAGTTATCCATGCGATAGGTCTTTTCCTCAGCCTTGTCAACCTCTGCCGCACCCTTCTCACCAGCAAACATAAATCGAATATCGTTCTTGCGAGAATTGAAACGCTTAGAAGGAGGGATAACGTCACCCTTATCATCATAGGTAACAAGGTCGTTCAACTTTCTGTTGTTCTTGGCATTCTTGTATTTATACGCCTTGCCATCATCAAAGCCGAACTCGTTAGCGTCATTGCCATCCCACCACAGTTGATTTGCAGGCACTTCATCCTCGATGATACGGTATTTGCCTTCCAGTCGGTTTGCTCCGTGCATATCGGCATATTTCTTAGAAGGAGTAACCCAGTCACCATTACGTAACTTACCTTCCTTCACCGAAGTAGGAACAGCACGATAAACCTTCACCTTAACATCCTTTTCGCCATTCTTAATGGCATCAATAGCCGTATTGATGGCTTTCACAGATTCCAATCCATGAGGAGTGTTCTGCGAATAACGCTCAGGGTGAGAGAAGTAATCATCCGGCTGAGGAGTATAACCCAAAGCCATATCCTCCAGGTTCACATCCGAACCGCTAGATTCCCAATCGTCACGTCTCGCCTTGTCACTTTCATACCCAGGGTTTCCCGGTGCAGCCCACGCACCTACACCTTGATATGCGCTTTCGGTATCATCATAGCCCTTGCGTCTGGCAGCCTCATCAAGCATTTCCCTGGCAGTAGCATCATCACCATTGGCAAGAGCATCCATATACTGCTTGTCAAGTTGATCATCAGGAATCACAGACAGTTCCTCCAAGTGCTTTTGGCGCTTAGCCTCCTCTTCCTCAGCTCTCTTTCTTGCAGCTTCCATGGCGTTACGCTGCGCCTCCACCTGCTTCACGCGCTCCTCGATCATAGCATCAAGATCGCCAAAGTTCTCTTTCAAGGCTTCATTTATAGGTTTGGTGTACTTAATAATATCCTTAAATGAGGAAATCTTGTCTTCATTTACCTGCAACAAGTGACGCTTAATATTGGCTCTGGCACGTGCAGCCTCAGCAGTAGAACCCTTCTTAACTGCATTGGCATACATTGCCACATCAGCCTCATCAACCTCAAATTGCTGAGAAACAGCCTTTATTTTATCCTCCACAGATAAATTTCCACCATTTCCCTTGGCGGTTTCGATATTATTTCTTATCTTTGCATCGCTATGAGGATTCAGGACGCTATCCTTTCCGCTTGGGTTGTTTGCGGATGGAGTTAATGCCGAACCTTGATTCTCGCCCAAGGAATTAGAATCGCCTCTGAAACGATTCCATAGCACTCTTGATTCCGTCAATTCTTTCAAAACTTTCGAAGGATCTATTTGATGTGCGCTAATCGCCACTTCCTCTTCACCCTGCTTTACTGTTATGGATTCATAGTTCAGAATCTTATTTCCATCTGCCTTTTTAAAAGATTTGATAAACAGATATTTAGTCTGTCGTTCCGCACCTTCTTTTGGTGCAGACTTCTCCAAGATAACGTCAGGACGCTCCAAGGTAGGCTTCAACAGACCAAATCTTTTGATTCGGTCGTTTCTTCCTGCCTTCTTATATTGGTTTTCACCAAGTTTGATACTGCCAATAGGAGTAGTAACACGGCTATCCTTACCAAATTCTTTCTGCCAGTTCTCTTCCGTATGCTCTAGAATCCGCTCTTGCTCAGCATTATCTGCCATCTGTTTACGAAGAGAAACGGCATCTTCCTTAGTCATACGAGACTTCACGTTACGTGGGTCCACACCATTCGCCAGGTCTCTCAGTACAAGATTACGAATATCCTCCAAGGTCATTTTCTTAATGTCCTCAGGCTTCCACTTCGTAAATGTATCAAGAGTCCAATACCAGAACTTCTTCAACCAATTCTTTAATCGGTTGATGATAGTAAGCTCTTTAGCAGTGTCTAACGGATTCTCCTTAATGGCATCATTTGCCATCTGTTCCAGGATGGCAGCACCGTCCTCACCAGTCAAACGAGCAAAAGCCTCATCGCAAATCTCATCATCGCTCAGATGCTTATAGTTAGGGTCCTCCTTCAAATCGGCAAACAACTGGGTCTGCATGATGAGTTTATCACCATGCTCTATAAGTTCCGGATTCATCTTCTTGGCTGCAGTACGCCAAAGATGCTGGTACTCATGGATAGGAGTATTAGCATTCAGATGCTCCTGGTTCAAAACAATCTCCTTGCCATCAGTATAGCCATAAACCACACCCTTACCCTGCGCAAACTTGGTATGATCAACTATCTGTGCGTTGTTCTCATCAAAGATAACATAGTTCATCTTGCCATCCTTGTTACCGCCTGCATTGCGCTGAGCGATAACCTTCACACCAACAAAGCCAGCCTTGGAGAGAGCCATTGATGTTTTCTTGGAAGCATATTTACTATCTATAGCATAATATGCGTCTTTGCCAGTCAATGGGTTATTCTCTTTCTTGCGATTCTCCAACATTCCATCAGCCCACTCCTCATAATAAGCCCTATCAGACTCAGGTACAACAGAGAGTAAAGCCTTTTTCCACATACCAATCTGCTTGGCATTCAAAGGATCATCCCATCCGATGTAGTTATCACCAGTATCATCAGGAATATCAACAGAGTAAAGGTTGCGTGGTTTCTCCATGGAATCCAACTTCTTCTGCAAAGCGTCAATCTTAGTCTTTACATCTTTGATGTCACTTTCCTTAGTTTTTACATTCTGCTTATATTTTTCAACCTGTTCGCTATAATACATAACATCAGATTCGTACATGTCAACACCAAGACCAGTGCCACTTTCCTTTGCCTTTGAAAGTTCTTCCTTAGCCTCATCAAGTCTTGATTGGTACAAATCTACATAGGATTTTGCATCTTTCAACTCATCCTCCAATAAATCAAGACCAGACTTGGTATCTGTCAAATTCTGTGCGACAGTATCATAGTCATCATTAATCTTGAAGTCAGAAGGATTCAAACCTTTCAATACTTTCAACTCATCTTTATCTTGCTTGGCTTTCATCTTCGCAAACGGGGTGTCGCTAACGGATGCAAGTTTCTTCTCAACAGCATCTATCATCTTTGATATAGCCTCTTTTGCGGAAATGTTAAACTTATCCATATTAAAGGCAACTTGATAGATAATTGATGGAGTTTTATACGTCATAGGTTTACCTTGATACATCAGGTTTGAAGGCGCATTCTTCTTTGCATTCTGCTTAGCATAAGCCTTGGCGATACCTTCCACCTCGCTCACATAGGTTCCCCAGCCATAAGCCTGAGCACCTTCGCCACTGCCCATGAAGGAATGATCGAACTTGTCAAAGCTAGCCTGTGAACCATGATAGGTACGTAAGAATCTCACTCCAGGCTCAGCTACAGCCTTCAACTGTCTATCCAAATCCTTATATTTCGCAAACAAGGAATCAAGCTTATCTTGATATTTTTCAAAGGATTTATTCCTGCAATCATTCCAAACATCATCAGGAATATCGTTTTCAGAATCCAGTCCATGCTCATCCATGTACTCCTTCATCAGCTGATTTTGATACTCCTTACGTTCCTGCCCGATTGACTTATAAGCCTCCTCAGTCTCCTTCATCTGCTTCTTCAACTCATTCCTCTTATTGGTCTGCTCGTCAATCTTATATGGGTCAAACTCCGAAGGGAAAGAGCCAGTAAGCCCAGCCACATTGTCCTCAAAGCTCTTGTCGAGATTAAACACCTTGTAGTTTCCCCACATCAGCTTATTATAGTAAGAACGTTCCTTTCTTGCCAGCTCCTGCTTCTCAAAGTACTCCGGCATCATGTTAGGATTACTCATATCCACCACGGCATACTGCTTCCACTTATCCGGGCGCAACTCCTTGGCAAAGTTATAAGCATTCTCGGCAGCCTGCTTCTCCTCCGGTGTCTTGATCTTAAATCTCATTTCAGGCTGATTCAGCAGCATGGCAAGATTCAGATTATCCTGCGCCTCAGCCACCTTCTCCATATCCTCGTTGCTAACCACCTTCACCGGAATACCAGCCTTCTTAAGCATGGTAGAAACAGCACCATAAGCCACCTTCTGAGCCTCCGTCATTTCCGAAGGCTTCACCTCCTTCACATCGCGATCAAATTTTGCCTGTTCCTTCTGCACCATAGCATAGTCTGCAAAAGGCTTAGTCTTGCGGTCAGAAGACTCCAGCCACTTGTCAAAAGTAGCCTTAGGCACAGAAGTAACATTACCAAGTCCCTTCCAGCCCTTGGAGTAGTTGGCAAGATAAGCCTCTGTAGCAGCCTCCTCAGAAGGATAGCCATACATCACCTTATGCTCGTCGAACTCACCAGTCTCTGGGTTCACCTGGTCAACAACATAAACGTTACCATCAAAAGTATCAAGGTCAGCGGAATCATTGATGAACATATCAATATGGTCACCATCAACGCCAATTTTACCAAGAATATAGCCATAAGTATCGTGCATGGTCACGCTCCAAGGCTTGCCCTGCTCGTCCTTACCGCTGCGAGTCACGCCCTTTGGTGTTTCTACGGTATAATCGTAGCCACCAAAGGACAAATGACCCTTTTTGTAATTGCCAGCCTTCTTCTGAGCCTCAGTAGGTTCGGTCTCAGTTTCGGCAATGGCACTCTTTAAACGTTCTCCGAAGGATGCTTCTTGCGGTAGATGTGAGCCTCGAACAGCTGAGCCTTCGCCAGGTTCCATGCTGCCAGTCTCTTGTCGCCCTTTGCGTCCGCTATCAGAGCCTTCTCCAATATCGGACTCAGAAGATGCTTCTCCGTTACCAACTTCTTCGCCTTGGCTATTTCCTTCATCAACTCCTCTCCGTGAAGAGTCGCTACCCAGGCTACTGCCTCCTCCATATCCTTCTTCATTGCTTCTGTCATCATAATCAGCTAATTCTGGTAAAATTGATTTGACATATTGTTTGTACTCTCGTTCACGATCCTCAATCTCCATCATACGGTCAAATTCAAGTCCATTGATGTGATCAAGTTCGCTTTCAGATGGCAAAGATAACTCTTTTTCGTGAATATACGATTTATATTTCTCAATTTCTGCCTGTCTTTCGATAATTTCACGCTCTTTCTGTGCCTCATAATACTCTTCCTCGCTTGCAAGTTCATCTTCTGCAGCTGCTATGCGGTTCATCAGAGCCACATTTTTCATTTCCTTCACGCTGTCATAAGACTTGAACATATCAAGAAGGGTATTACGAACATCCTGGTCGGTATATCCCATATCCTGCAAGTTTACAGGAAGGTCATTATATACCTTCACAGCAAATTCGTTAACCGACATACCAGTTCCTTTCTTGGCAATAAGATAATTGAACTTATTAGAATCATACCCCTTGCCAATACCAAACTTAAAATTACTCTTGCCCAACTCATATTGAAGAGATTCCGGATTCAAGCTATGAGGACTCAAAAATTCTGATACAGCCTCTTCAAGAGTCTGAGGAGTAAAGTCCGTAACATCAACAGAGGCATCCTTGTATATCTTTATTATTGCTCCAAGGTCATTCTTCTTGATAGCATCAGACACAAGAACCTTACGCTGCTCAGAAGGAGTCATACCCAGTTCCTCCATTTCCTGCTGGCTAACTTCTGTTTTATAAAGTTTGCTGAGTTTATTAGCTTGTGCCTTCAAACCCTTTGCTGCAACAGATAAATTAGTCTGCAGAGCCTCCAGCTGAGCCTTTGTAGTATTCAATTCCATAAGTTGGTTAGGCTCCAGCTCTGTTTCGCCATTGATATACTGATCCAGCATATCATTCACACCATTTATCTTGCGTTCCACATCCTCCTGGGTATGATAGATGTCCTTGCGCTGAGAGGTAATATAGTCGGTAGCCTCATCCATAGTTGGATATTGCTTCTTCAATTCCTTATCATCAAGTACGAGCACATGGAAATCATCAGATGGCACGATGGCAGTTTCATCAACACCAGCCTTCTCCACCTCAGCCTTGCGCTCCTCCGTCATTGCTTTCACCTCATCAGGAGTCATCACGCTGTTGCGGATAGTATTCCAGTTTTTGAAACGAGCATCAAGATCAGCAATCTGCTCATTAACCAGACTCAACTCATCCTCCACCTTCTTAGCCTTTTCCGGGTCAAGATCGGCATTTGTATCAAGCCAGTTCTGATATTCAGCAGCAGCCTTCCTCTTGTTGGCAAGTTGAGTCTTGATGTCATCACGGCTGCCATTAACCAGATTCAAAAGTTTGCCATGGTCTTCACCATACTGCTCCTGCAAATATTCAGCAGCCACCTTTGCGTCTGTATCTTTTGAAGAATAATCAGGATGTCCCTCGCTCAATCCCACGATGCCTTTGGCAAATCGTTCCTTCTTATCAGCCTCAGCCTGCTTCAACTCTGCTATTTCACGCTCACCATCCTCTCGATCCAAGTGCTCATTAATTGTGTTATCAAGCGCATTCTTGCGCCATGCAGCAAACTCTTCTTTAGACAGGGGAAGATAATCTTTACCATCAGTAAGCACAATTTTTCCGTCCTCGCTATATCCGGCAAAGGTCATGTTGATATTAGCATCACCCTCCTCCATGGCAATTGTAACCTGGTCATTCGGCTTCAAACCGCTGCCATCAAACTGGCTGATAAACTGCTTATTTCTTGCATCCTTCTGCTGAGCCAAAGAACTCTCAATGTATTCATCAAGAGGAACAGGAGTGCCCACCTCTCTAATCTCGGCATTAGATACCTGCTTAATTGTAGGCTGTCCCTGCTCATCTGGAACGACAACAAAGGCTCCACCATATTCGTTAGCCTTCTTCAGGAATACCTGTTTTCCGCTATCCAGAGTAGCTGGCATGATGTTTCCGTCTTCCGTCTGGTATGGCCAGAGCTGTTCCTTCAAAGCCTCACCATAGCCATCATCGGCATGCTGCAGAGCATCAATAGCGCCCTTCTTGGCATCCATTGCCTCTACATACTTACTGATAGCCTCTTTTTGTGCTGGAGTCAAACTACTTGCACGCTGAGCCACAAACTGCTCCATATCTCTACCTTCATTATAGGCATTGGCTACAATATCAGGCATCTTCTCATTGTCAGCAAAAGCACGCTTCAAACGTCCTGTAGCTAAATCACTATTATAATCGATAGCCTGCAAAGCCTCAGAATCCCCATTCTTATAGGCATTCTGTCCCATAACAAAAGCATCAGAGCCTGCAACCTTTGTCTCAGGACTTGCACCCTCAGCAGAAGAGTTTGAAACGTTTGCAGGGTTTGCAGCAACTTCTGCATCACTCGGAGTTGGTACGGAGTTGGTACGGTCTTGGTACGAAGCAGGTCCCTCTGAAACTGGAGGCTCCTGGCCACCAGCAGAACCTTCAACAGGAGTTGTAGGCTTTTCACCCTCAACACCACCCTGCTCAATCCTCTTCTGCTCATTACCATGTGAAGTATTATAGAGATCATCCATCGTCTGCTTCATTTCACGTTTCAGTTCGATGGAGTTGTAAAGCTCCTTAAGATAAGATTCCACCAAAGGTGCATATTTCTTATCTTTCGACTCCAAAGCCTTACGAAGTGTACCGCGCGCCACGCCATGGGAATCCTCAAACGTGTTGACAAACTCCCTCATCACAGAACTGTTCTCCAAAGCACTGTCATAATAATGACGATAGGCATTAACCTGCTTCTGCTCCTCATCAGTAAGGATAATACCCTTCTGCTGCTTATCCATGATTTCCTTGATGGCACCAGCATTCTGATGAAGATAAACCGCTGCCTTATCCTCATCTGTCAATTTCTCACCCATATTATATTTCTGGGCTGCCTTGTTATACAAACCATCAAGATGCTCCTGCGTAAACTCATTGTGGAACTCACCTTCCAGCACAGAAGCCAAACCAAGAGTCTTCTCATACTCCAGTTTCTTATCTGCCTTCTGAGCCTCATCAAGAGAAGAAAACTCCTTTCTGTCAATGATACCGCCATCCTTATTCAATGTTTTGAGATAAACCTTGCCGCCATTATCCATAGGCTGTACGATGACGGAATCTACTACAGGAGAGAAAGAAGAAGGGCGCTTGCCTTCCACCACTGCCATCATCTTAGCCTTCAACACCTCCGGCACGCTCTTGTCGTTCATCAGGTCCATATACTTTTGTGTAAGCTGTCCATCAAGTCGCTGAGCGTTCTCACCCTCCACGGCATACTCCCCAATGCCCACCTTCTCGAAGGCATCACGAAGACCATCATAGCCGAATCGCTTCAACTCGGCAATATCCTGATCTGTGAAGTCAAACTTCTTGTTAAACTCCCTCGCGTCCTTGAATCGGGCATACTTGCCCACCATGCCCGGCAAGCCGATAGCTGTAAGGTTCGCCATGCTCTCCAGGAAGCTCTCGGCAGCATCCTTGCCTGTAGGCTTAAAGTTAGGGTCATGCGCCATGCGCTCCAGCATCTGATGACTGGTCATAATACCGGAATCCACAACCTTACCACCAACATCAGCAAGAATATTGGTAGCCAAGCCTCTGCCCTTACCTACCATGTTAGCGATGGTTCCCCCCTGCATGATAGCACCTACGGCTGTCTGTTTAGCCACCTCGCCCAAAGTATTAGCGATAACCTTACCCACGGAAGGATTGTAAATCTTGCCATTTTCATCAAATTGACCAGTACGATAAACCTCATCAATAGGCTTTGAAATAGCCGACTGACCACCAAAGGTAACAGCACCATGCACGGCTCCACTCTTCAAAGTCTCGGCCTTACTCTTACCGATAAGCACCTTTGCAGCTCGCTCAGCCACCCTGCGCTCCATGCCCTTAGCCATGAGGTCACCAGCCAGTCTGCCCTCAGCCTTGGCAATCATGCTCTTGGTCAACTTGCCACCTGCTGCTCCCGGCAACCAATAACTCCAGGCATCACCTGCAAAGGTCAGAGCACCACTAGCCACGTTCTCCCAAAAGCCAGGTTGATACTGCTGATTGGCAATATCCTCCAGCCAGTTCTGATAGTCCGTCTGAACAGCCTTACGAGTAATCTTACCCACAATAGTGTTACCCAAACCAGTCTTCATGATGTACTCAGCACTACCCTTAGGCATCATACCCTTAATCTCCAACTGATCGAGTTCATTTTTAAGAACAGAATTGATCATCGGCTTGAACTGCTTAGGATCACCATTCAGAGTGCCATTCAATCCATATCGCTGCATCACCTTAAATGCCGCATTGCTCATATCATTCAGGAACTCCGGATTCCGGTAGAGCTTGCCAAACTTCATCTGCAAACTAGAAAGCACCTTTGCAGGATCCTTGGCCTCGTTTGCCTCATACTGAGCACCAAGTGCTGTACCCAGACGAAGATTAGCCGGAATAAACTGGCTTCCTTCCATTCCCTCCGTAAATGCCTTACTGCCTGCCTCCTGAGCCTTGTTGTACTCATCCACTACAGATGGATTCACATACTTATTGATAACACTAGAAAGCGCATCATTGATGTCCTGGTTCATCAGTCTGTCCTGTACATGCTCATCGTGAGCATAGAGGCGTGTTGCGATGCCCTCAGCTATGTTGCGGTAGTTCGGACCATATTTGTTCACCAGACTCTGCACCATAGCTGGCTTCAGGAAATGAGCCACATAGTCATCATAACTGATACCCATGCTGTCTGCCTCCTGCTTCAACTTATCCTGCACACCATGGCTATACCATTGCGCATCGATACTCTGCTCAGCATCCTGCACCGTATCATCAGGCAAAGAAGATACTACCTGGTTGGTAACGTCCATGGCAGAACGGTTGGCATATCTGTGCAAAGCAGGCATCACCATATTCACTGCCTCCTCATTGCTATTGGCAGTACCATCAGCCAACAAGTCGGCAACCATATTCGCAAAGTAATCGCCCTCCTTATCCGGTCTCTGCTTCCAGTTCTCAATATAGTTGGCAAGTTTGGCATCCATCAACCCCTCATTATTCACCACACCAGTTGGTGTTGTAACAGGAGACGCATTAGCTGATGATGAAGAAGAAGCTTCTTCCTTCACAGGCTTTTCCTCACCTTTTACAACAGGCTGAGAAATCGCTGGCGATGGCTGATATGTTCCGTTGCTCGTCTGAACACCAGTAGGAATCATATCCAAAACTTTTGCTATAAGCCCAGGCTCCTTGTCTGTTGTTTCCTGTTTCTTTGCTGGTTGAGCCACCTGCGGCTTAGTCTCAGTAGAAGCCTTCTGCCCTACACTCTGAGTCGTAGCAGAAGCATCTACCTGCTTACCACCACCAGAAGTAGATGGAGCTGGCTCCAGCACCATCTTGTCAAAGTCTGCCTGTGTTCCCACATCATACCCCATGTTCTTGGCCTCATTGTAGTACCAGTCACGATCTTCCTTGTTATTCAAGTCCTTTTTGAAGTCATCATAGCTACCTACTTCATAGCCATTGTTCTTGAACTCATTATAAAAATATTGTCTGTCTTGCTCGTCAAACATACCTTATCTTATTTTTTTGATTAATAATCAGTTACTTTCTTCTCCTTGATGGTGGAACCTTACTGCCACCTCTACGAGAAGGAGGTACTTTACTGCCACCCCTACCTCTACGAGAAGGAGGAGTCCGGTCTAACTTCATCTTAGCCCTAGCGTAAGCGGATGCCTGCTGGCGATTCTTTTCATTAGCCCAAGTGCCACCGTGGCCAACACTTTCTCCTGTAGCATTGCCACCGATTGCCATACCATTGTGTGTAGCCCATTCATTCACATGTTTCTTGAAAACAGGGTCGTTCACATACCTGGTGTTGAAATCATCAGCCTCCTTCTGGTTGGCATTCCTCTGATTCTGTCCCTCTGTTTGCGAATTGATATGCCTAACTTGCGCTCCCTTAACGTTAACGCTAGCCTTATGATCAGCAGCTCCGGCATTGGCATTATTAGTTTGAGCATCAAGTAATTTTCCCTTCTTGCCTCTCAAAGCATCCTCTGTCTCCTTCTTTGAAACATTCAAGTCTGCAGCTGTAGAATGTTGTCTTGCAGATTGAGTCACTTCATCGACCTTTACAGGAGTGAGAGCATCCGTTTGGTTCTTCTGTGATGCACGATAAGCAGCCAATGCCTCATTTGCCTTTGCAGCAGCCTCTGCCTGCATCTGTGCCTGCTTGTCTTGACGGTCCTTCCAGATATTCACCAGCATCTGGTCATAGCCCTTAGCTCTCAAAGCATCTGTAGCCTCCCTGATCTTGCGTTGGCGGTCGGTAAGCTCTTGTGCAGATTCTATTTTTTGCGATGGAGCACCTTGAACTGTACCAAAAAAGTTACCCAAGTGCATAAAAAGATTTCCCCATTGCTCCATCTTGGCCTGCCTCTCCGCTTTCTTCTTCAAGGCTTCATTGGCAGCTACGGTTTTATCTCCATCACCCAGAGTTTTGAGCCATGGCATGAAGGCAGACCAGTTTCCATCACCATTCTTCTGGTAATCCCTCATAATGTCATAAGGCTTCATCTGCTGCAAGATAGGATTCTGTTCTATCTCGCTATAAGGTCTGCTCCAGTCAATCTTGATACCCTGGTTAGGCTCCACCTTGGTAACTTCCTCGGTTGGCTGTTCTGCAAAAGATTCATGGACACCATTCCCGGTAATACCAGTAGTATCAATAGCTGTATTCTTTCCCGGTTCTGTATCAGTTGTCTGAACAGGTACTGCAACCTCCGGCTTCACCGCATTATCATCAGGGAAATCAGTAATAGGAGTTGCTGCTGTTGCCGGACGTTTAGGAGTTAAATCATCCAATATAAATCCCATAATTACCTCCTTCCTTAAATTGGCAATGCACTTGCAGCTCCAGCCAATGCACCAGTGGCATCTGTAATCCCCTGTGCTGTAGAAAGAGCCTTCTCCTTTTTGGCAGTGGCGATGTAGTTAGTCATCTGGTCTATCTGCGAATCAGCAGTATTCCACACATTTTCTTTGGTCTGAGCACCTTGCACAGCCGCCTGCTGCATGATATTACCCACCTGCTCCTGGGCAGCCTGTTTACTGAGCGCAACCGCTTCATCAGAACCGCCACTAACAATATTGGTGTTCTTTGCGGTTGCTGTTGCATTATCCAATACCTTCTGGGCATTGGTTACGGCTACTTGATTTTCCGCAGATTGAGTAGGGTCCTGATAATACAAGTTATCACGATGATCCTTCACCTGTTGCATACGGTCTTGAAACATGTTGATATAATCATTATATCCCTTGTTTCTTGCTTTAGCTGCTAAGGAACCGCCTACAGCAGAGATTGCACCACCTAAAAGTCCGCCAGCAGAGCCTTTAAGCCCACCAACAATTTTTCCAATTAATCCCATAAAATTCGAATTTTAATGTTTAAACTGTTCAAAAATAATGCGTTTTTCTTACCTGTCTGTGATAAGTTCCGCAACTTGAACACCAAGTTTCGTAATTATTTCCTATATTTGCACCCGAAAACTATCAGTAAACATTAAAAATCAATAGAATATGGCAGTAAAACAAGACAATAATAATGAGCCGAAGCCAAAGAGGAAGAAGACTGGCGGACGTAAGGCTGGCACACCTAATAAGGTTACCAAAAGTGTGCGTGAAAGCCTACGTGATGCCCTTACTGGCTACATCAATGGTATCAATGAGAAGAACTATTCACTTTTCACGGATCTCATGCAGATTGACGAGCCTGCCGGACGTCTGGCGATGGTGGCAAAGTTCCTTCCATACGTGGCTCCAAAACTACAGTCGGTATCGTTCAATAATGATGAATCCAGAAACTTATCTGTGGAGGAATCTTTCATGCAGTTGGAAGAGAAATTTGAGAAACAAGAAACCACTATCAACATCAAAAATCTCAAAATTGTTAATAATGGCTAATTATAAAAAATGGGTAGCCCTCTCTAAATTTTCTTCAACTTTAGAGAAGACTACCCTTGACTTGGTTATCGAGCAAAAACGCTCTATTTTAACTTATATTGGGTCAATTTTAATCTGTATTAACACAAAATAGCTATTTTATGTCCCTGACTCGTTCAAAGTACTTCGTCTGGTTCTTGGTGATATTCTTCACCTTAATCTGTATCGTGCAGTTCTTAGGAACAGTATCATTTATGCTGGCCATGAGCTGCTCTATTATCTCATCTGTGTTCCGATAGCCCTTGCCATCCACATGAGCCACAACCTCACCCATAAAGTAAGCATCAGCACAGAGTTCAAATGTTTCTTCCACCTTATCGAATACAGGCACATGATGTTCCTCCAGGCGTTTACTCTTGTCATTAGTGAAAAATATCTTCTCCACAACCTTCTCATTTAATTCCCATGCTCTAGAGAAATCAGGTTTCACATAGCCCATGGTAATCTTGTGTGTACTTATATGGTTAAGAGCAAAGCCTATTTCTTCATAATTGGCACCAACATCATTTTGGGCTATTGTTGCCCATGTATGACGGAAAGTATAAGGTGTTATCTTCAATTCAACATCCTTCAAGGTGTTGACACAGAATTTCTTCAGGAACAGACACAAATTACCATCCATCGACCTGCTACACCCATAGCTTTTATGGAAATTAAATAGATATGGGTCTTCATCATCTGAGAAATACTTAGTTATCGTAGGTATGAGCATATCAGGTACTTTCATTTCTATATAAGCTTCATCTGCTCTTACCGTCCTGGTCTTCTGTCGCTTGTAATGCAAAATACCATCATAATAATCAACCTTCTTCATTTCATATAGGTCAGCCACATTAATTCCAGCAAGACACAATACCATCTTACACACATCCACAGCAAAACATTCTGTCTTAGAAGAAGGAATTACAGAAAAAATCCTTCTGCAATCCTCCATCAAGATAGCACGTTTTTTGGGAACAGCATGCTTATGATACTCTACTTTAGTCCAAGGATTCACCTTTATCCTTACGATGTCGTTGTCATAATCATTATATTTAGCCACACCTGCCTTGAACATTTTTTTAAGAAACTGAGGATAATACGATTTCTTTGCTTTGGAATCCTTCATACTATCTATCCAGCCTTGCACAAGTTTGGTGTTCAATTCGCTAAACATCACTTTCTTTGAACCACAATATTTTTCTATACTATTCAAGGTATTGTGATAATTTACGAGAGACTGAGGCTTCAATGTCTCAGACAATTTACCAATGTATTCTCTAGCGAAGTCTGAAAAACACACATCTGCATCATTTTGCTCCAGATAGTCCCTAACCTGTTCAGCACTCCAAGAACGGATGTCTAGCTTATTTAGCTTGAACATCCATTCTTCAATAGTTTGGTTCAGCGAATTTAGCACAAAAGAATCCCTCACATCATGAGAACCCTTCACGATGCCCTTCTGCCCCACCATCTTGCTCGTCTTGATATAAAGCGACCTACGATTGTGAGTCATTCGGATATACACTTGGTAGAAGCCATCAGATCTCTGATGTTGAACAACAATTTTAAATGTAGCCAT